TCCCGAAGAATTGCTAAAGCTACTTTCCTGATCTACGAAGCTGAAGATGTCATCCGCACAATCGATGACCACATTGATCTATTTGAAAACCTGGGGTTCTTGAAGAAAAGAGAGCTAGATGAGAACGGCGCAAATAACAGTAACAGGTGATCCAACCTTACTTTTTGATAAAAGCACCGTTTGGCGCGATTGTCATATTCATAACGAAACCGGTGCCATTTATGTAGGTGATGAAAATGTCACTACAACAACTGGTGCAAAAATAGATAATAATTTCCACGATACTTTTCAGTTACCTCCGACTACTGCTTTATATGCTGTTACTAATTCAGGAACTGCTACCGTCTATGTATGGGAGATTCACGGATGAGCGCATTGGATTGGGCGAGTTTTATCGTAGCTCTCACGACGATTATTGGCGCCGTTGCCATAGGCGTAAAATGGCTAGTTAAGCACTATCTAACTGAATTGAAACCCAATGGTGGTTCGTCAATCAAGGATAAAGTCAACGCCCTAGAGGAGAAAGTTGATTTCCTAACTGATTTAGTGAAAGAGGCTTTGAAGAAATAATGTGTGACTCCCGCAATAAATTTTTAGAGATTGCGGCCGGGGAAATTGGATTTATCGAAGGCCCTGCCAACAATCAAACCAAGTATCAGAAGGCAAATCTGCCCTGGTGTGGCGCATTTGTAAATTGGGTAGCTAAGAAGGCAAAAGTAAAGATTCCAGATTGCACATACACCCCGGCAGGGGCGAGGGCGTTCGTCAAGGCAAAGGCTTGGCAGGACATTGACAACGCCACGCCGGAGCCGGGTGATTTAGCATTTTTTGACTTCCCAAACGATGACCTAGAGCGAATATCGCATGTAGGTATTGTTGAGGAGGTCAAGAAGAACGGCACCGTCATTACCATTGAGGGCAACACGACCCCTGATGAAAAGCGAGATCAACGCAATGGTGGCGAAGTATGCCGTAAGGTTCGCGCCTATAAGAAGAAAAATCGTGGCAAAGTAAAGCCATCTCTGCCGGTCTTCATCGTAGGATTCGGCAGACCTACATTCAAGGAGTGCAAATGTTCGACAAAACAAAAGCAGTCGCAATCGCAAGCACCTACGCAAGAGCTGGAGCAGCAGCAGTCGCAGCCCTATACCTTGCCGACCCGGCGAGACCAGTCAAGGATTATGTAGCTTGCTTTCTAGCAGCCGTTCTTGGCCCAATACTCAAAGCCTTCGATCCTCGCGCTAAAGAATTTGGCAGAGGTAGCGAATAAGAAAGATGGATAAGGGGGAAATCTTAGATGAGGCCAAGCGCCTCACGGATTCGGAACGCCAAGAAATCTATGGCGAGCCATTTACAAATCACAAACGCATAGCCGACCTGTGGAGTGTGTATCTTGAAACCGAGATAACACCTTCGCAGGTCGCTTTGTGTTTATGTCTAGTCAAGATAGCTCGATTGATACAAACGCCTGACCATCTTGATTCCGTAATTGACCTAGTTGCTTATGCGGCTATTTATGGGGAAATCAATGAACTTGAATAAGAACCTGCTCCTAGTGCCTACTCGATCTAGACCGGATAACGCCAAAGAAGTCTTGAAGGCGCATAAAGAGTTCTCTTGCAGAACCGATTTGATGTTTATAGTTGATGATGATGATCCTGCTTTGCTCTCTTATAGGGCAAGTGTTGGAATTGATTACATCTTTGAGGTGACAAATACGAGCCGAGGTATGGCAGCTCCGCTCAATGCTATTGCTAAAAAGTATGCCAACAGTAACTATGAATTCTTCAGCTTTATTGGAGATGACCATAGGTTTCGCACTCCTGATTGGGATGTAAAACTGATGACAGCGATAGGCAATAAGCCCGGAATAGGTTATGGCAATGATTTATTGCAGGGCAAACGCCTACCGACTGCGGTAGTTATGTCTGCTTCCATAGTCAGAGCTCTAGAGGGGATGGTGCCACCTAATATGCGCCATCTTTATCTTGACAATTTTTGGAAACAAATAGGGGAAGATTTGAAGAATCTTGTCTATCTAGACGATGTAATCATCGAGCATCTTCACCCGGTTGCCAATAAAGCCGAATGGGATGAGGGCTATCGCGAGGTCAATGCTCAAGAAATCTATTCCTATGATGCGCTTATGTATAACAATTTCATCAAAAGTGAGCGTTATGCTCTTATCCTAAAGGAGCTACGCAGTTGAAGATTCTTATTACAGGCGATGAAGGCTTTGTCGGAAAGAATTTCAAGAAACATCTAGATTCTAAACACAACTCAATCACCGGGATCGATCTAAAGAACGGCATTGATGTCAGAGATTTCTGTCGTAAAGATGACACTAAATATGATGTTGTAATCCATCTTGCGGCCATTGTCGGTGGGAGGGCAACCATTGATGGTTCTCCACTCAGCGTTGCCTCTAATTTAGGCATTGATTCAGACTTCTTTCAATGGGCTAATCGCACAAAGCCTGGTCACATTGTTTATTTTTCCTCTTCGGCAGCTTACCCAATCTACCTTCAGCGCGAGGAATATCGTCAATCACTCAAAGAGTTTGACATAAACCTCGACCATATAAGAACGCCTGATGCGGTCTATGGTTGGGCCAAACTCTCAGGCGAGATTCTTGCTAGACACGCTAGAGAGGAAGGCTTAAAAGTTACCGTCTTGCGCCCATTTTCCGGCTACGGAACGGATCAAAGTATTGATTATCCATTTCCATCATTTATCAAGCGCGGTTTAGAGAAGGCAGACCCATTTGATATTTGGGGAACCGGCAGACAAGTTAGAGACTTTATTCATATCGAAGATGTTGTGCGAGCTACATTCGAGGCAATCACTAACAATGTGAAGACTGCCAATCTATGCACCGGCAGACCGACAAGTTTCATAGAATTAGCCGAAATGGTGATGCTTCAGGCAGGTTATTTAGGCAAAATGAAAACCAACCCGACCGCTCCAATGGGTGTGGGCTATCGGGTTGGAAATCCTGCCAATATGCTCTCGTTCTATGAGCCCAAGATTAGCCTTGAAGAAGGAATCTCTAGGGCTTTGCAGGGTCTATAAACTCCTTTTCAAATAAGGCAATGTGCTTGTTTATGTATCTCTTGCCATAAAGAGATGTCAGAAAATGAGGAATCGGAGGCATCTTAGGTGGTCTTTTCTTGACTAAAAATAACAAGATAAAGGCAAACCAGCCGGTCAGATAGACATAAAGAGCCCATCTAATTATTGAGCGACCGAATGCCCAAGCAAAAGGAATGCTTGTAGCTACAAGTGCCAATCGCATTAGACCCATCCCATAATAGGCGCAGGTTCTATATCTTTGACGACTTCATAGAATTTTCCGTTCTCATGGATCGAACCTGCGGTGACGACATAGCCGTTGAACTTGATGTCAACGCCGGGTCGTAATTTGCCCTTGAAGGTGGCAGAAGGTGGCACTTTGTAATAAAGATGGATTCCATCGCCGGTTGAAACCGTGTAGGTGTCAAGATTGAGTCCATCGGTGCTTCCGCCATTTCGATAGTCAACATCTAGAACGACTAGACCGCTTGGCGCACAAGCAATGCCGATGTTGAGCAATGGCGACTTCTCAAACCATTTCGCCACCGTCTTTGGCTTGTTCGAGGCAGACTTATAGCCATTCTTTGCTATTGGGAAGAATGGTGTCTTTTGTTGCGGATAGCAAGGTAGAACAAACCAACCGCGCTCGGCGTAGGCGGTGGCAATCTCGGCGGTTGTCATTTGACGAACTCCTTTAGAAAATCAACGATGACTTCTGAGACTGTCTTGCCTTCTGACCGCGCCTTCGCCTTCGCCCGCGCCCACAGTTGGTCGCTGACCCTAACTGAACGAATCTTCTTCATAGTTGAATGCCTTTCTTTTGAATCATTTGATGAACTCGCCGTCTTGTGGCATCCATTGTTTTATTAGGGTCGCCATAATTTTCTTTATGGTTCTCCCAAAGAAAGTTCACTACATCAGGATTTTCCCCGCCATCTTCTAAGCCTGTGTGATAATAAGCCAATGCTTCATTTATGATAAGCCAATCTTTTGCAGTAATCACTTTTGCCTCCTAAACCAATGAATCGCAATACCTAGAAACAAAATTGTCCAAAACCAAAACTGAACTACCGCTTGCCAACCGGCAAGGTGAATGCCGAAAAGTAAATCCCACATCACGCACCTGCCTTAATTCTCTCAAGCGCATTCTTGTAATTTTTCTCAAAGATATAAACTTTCTTACCGTTTTCGGTATAGAACTCCAAAGGATTACCCATTTTTGCCCAACGATAAGCTCTTTTTGCTTGTGCTAAAGAAACATAAGCACCTAGATATTTGCTGTTATGAGTCAGAACCCAAACATTGTCAATTGAATCAAAAGCGATTCTCCAGTTGCTTGCATTTCCATAATATCCTTCTGCTAACTTTTGCATTGCTACCTTTCGCGGGGTTACTTGGTTTCACCCACAAACCCAAAGGTAATACCTATCAATACGATTGTCCATACATAACCCCTTGAGCCTATGGGCGTGTCGGGCTTAGGGTGTCACCCCTTCCCCTCATACTTATCCACAACGAAAGGGGAACCTATGGGAATTATCATACTGTTAGGCGTAATCGGGGCTCTAATAGCCTTCTACGCCCTTCTAAGCCTATCTGATGACCCGCTTGAGGCGGAGATTGAAGAGGCTTTGGCTTGGGATAGGAAACAGAAGGCTCTAGCGAGGATTTATCATCGTGCGTGACCCTCTATTCTCGGCTCATGTCGGCCTCGATGGAGGCATCCATCTCTATCTAGAAGAACGCGACGCCAATTTAGACCTAGCCGAAACGGTTGCCACCGAAGTCGGCGAACATCATCTAAAGGCTCTGAAGGCGACCGCAAGTCTTGATAGTTTGAAAACTATGGATAAGGCGAGAGAGGCAGACTTTATGCGCTCTCGTGTTCCTGATTTTGTAACTCGCCTTGCCGTGATGACCGAACCTGAAGCTCTTGATCTCGTCGAGATGCTTCTACTAACTGTTCGTCACGCTAGAGCTTTGAATAACAAACAAACAAAGATTTCATTGCGAGTTGTGAAATAAATGGCGAATCCGAATAGTCGTAAGGGTTCGGCGTTCGAGCTCTCAGTTCTCAAGTGGTTGCGTTCTAAGGGCGCAAATGCTGAACGCTTACGGCTATCCGGTATGAAAGATGAAGGCGACATCGTTGCAATCATCGGCGGTGAGACTTATATCTTAGAATTGAAGAATCGCAAAAAACTAAATCTTCCTGAATTTTGGCAAGAAGCAATAGATGAGGCTTACAACTATGCAAAGGCAAGATTATTGCCTGCCACTCCGCCGGCTTATGTTATTGTCAAAAGGCGTAACGCCTCAGTTGATAAGGCTTGGGTCATTCAAGACCTTGCCAGTTGGTTAGAGGATCGATCCTAGGTGAAACAATTTGCAGACTTCTTTCCTGAACTTCCACTCTTACCAAAAGCTAGTTGTAAAGGTATTTTCAATCCAAACATATTTTTTCCCAATAGTAGAGAAGATGAGGCAAAGTGCCTCCCAATCGTGCGAGCTATATGCGCCGGTTGTCCTGAACGAAAGGAGTGCTTGGAATACGCGCTCAAGGAGGAAATCCCACACGGAATTTGGGCAGGCACAACGCCGGCTCAAAGAGGTTTCGGAGAGGGATTCCGCAGTCGCAAGACGAACCGCATCAATTATTCACACGCGATTCGCTCACTTAATGACCTTGGACGCAGACCGAAAGAAATCGCAATGACCTTGAGAATTGAACTTTCCTATGTAAATCAAATCCTCAAGCGAGCTGCGAAATTAGAAGGAGGAATCCAATTACTCAAAGAGGAAAACAAATCCGGGGAATCCTCATCATCGTCGGAGTCAGCATGATGACTTCTACGATTGTGAGCGGTGCCTTGGCACCTATACCTGCGAACCCGATTTCGCCGGTTGTTGTCTATAAGGATCGACCTTTACTCGACCAGGTTGATTCCAAAGAGATAGCAAGAGAATTGCTAGATAAGAAAAGTTTTCGTTGCCTAGCCAAATTGTTAGGCAAGGAAAGCGCCTGGAAAGCAGGGGCAAAGAACCCCACTTCCAGCGCAAAAGGCATCGGTCAATTACTAGATGCCACCTATCGCAACCTTGGAATGAAACATTCTGAGGCTTCGGTGCCACAACTCGTGGCAACGCTCGCCTATATTTCCAGGCGATATGGCTCCGGTGGCACCTGCGCTGCCTGGGCAAAATTCCAACACTCTAAGTGGTATTAGTTCGGGGGAACTATGAGCATCGAAGTAGAAAAGGGAGTGATTGATTTCGACGATTCTGTCGCGATGTGGCTCGAACAATATCGAAGCGCATTGGCGAAAATGAAAGAATGGGAAGAAGTCGCCGATGTAGCTCGCTCTCATATTGAAAACGCATTAGGCGATGGCGAACTTGGCTATTATCAAGGCCAACAAGTAGTTCGCTACACAACGATTACATCAACGCGATTTGATGTGAAACGCGCAAAAGAGATTCTGCCACCTCAGGTTCTTGATCTATTGCAAGTGCAAAGTGTTTCAAGACGCTTCTCGCTAGTAAATAATGACGAGCTATGAGCATTCCAGTTATACAACCAACCGAGCCCATTATCCCCATCATTCCTGACTATGATGATGATTGGGAAGAAGAGGATGACGAATGACATTCGTTTCACCTGTTAAACCTGCAACTGCACTATCTCAAAACCTTGCCGAGATAATCACGCAAGCAGGGATATGGACTCCAAGGAGCAAGCAAGTCGTCATAGGGCCTTCTGAAATGGGTCACGAATGCTCTAGGCGACTTGCCTATAAATTGCTTGATTGGCCTAAAGCTAACGAATTGGGCTCTTCTAATTGGAGCGCACAAGTCGGTTCGGCAATCCATCAATATCTTGCAGACATTTTTCGCAAGATTGAAGGCTACGAAGTTGAGCAAAGAGTGACAATCAGAGGCAATCTGACCGGCACCGTCGATTTATTTGATATTGACCGAGGCATCGTCATTGATTGGAAGACGACAAGTCCGGCTCAAATGGATCGAAAGCGTCGTGAAGGTGCCTCAGCGCAATATCAAACCCAAATTCAACTCTATGGATATGGGAAAGCGCAGACAGGAGTTACAGTCAATCAAGTAGCTCTTGCTTATCTGCCAACAAGCGGAAGCATTGATGAGATGCACATTGAGCTTTTTGACTATGACGAATCAGTAGCTCTGAAGGCTTTGAGCCGTATGGATGACATAATCTCATTGTTGTCACAAATCAATGTGGAAGATAATCCGAAGATGTGGGAAATGATACCGAAGGTCGCCAATCGCCTCTGTAACTATTGCCCATATTTTCAACCATTTAGCAATAATCTAGAGAAAGCGTGTAACGGTGAAACCGAAGCTCGTGATTAAGCCAATGGCAAGATGGCAAGCATTCATCTTGAAAATCATTGGATTTTTCATTGGACTTCGAGGGCGCCCATACTTTTGCTTTGTCGAAGATGACGCCGAAACTGAAATTACTATCAATGATGTTAGGCGTATGCAAGAAGAAGATGAAATGAACACTAAAGTAGATAAGGAGACGGGGGAATGACCTTCGCAGCACCATCCAGTAATAACTCCGAGTCGGTGAAAGTGGCAGATTTAGCCAATCATCTACTCATCGTCACGCCGGTCGAATATAAGACAGGCATTCAGACCATTCACGGTCTCGCAGAAGCAGTTGAAGTTGATGTGGTCGATCTAGAGACCAACACGGAACACAAGTCGCTTCTTTGGTTTAATGTCGGTCTTCGCAATGCGCTGAAGACGAAAATCAATCAGAAAGTGTTAGCTCGAATCGGACAAGGCCCTGCCAAGCCTGGTAAGAGCGCACCTTGGATTCTCATCGACGCAACTTCCGACGCCTCGGCATTAGCCAAGGCAAATGCTTATCTTGGCGCCGCAAAGCAAACGCCTGCGCCTGCGCCGGTGGCAAATGCCGGTGGCACCATCACACCCGAAGTAGCCGCGCTTCTAGCCCAATTAGGGGCAAAGCCAGCGTAGTTTATGTGCGAGGCGATTCTCCTTCCGTCGTCGTCTCGCCGTCATAGCCGTCATCGTCCACCTTTCCGATGATGGCAAGAGGTCGCAAGGTGCGGGGCATTCGGGGGCCTGATGAGTGCAAATCTCATCACCTCACTCGGTTATCAGTTAGGGGCAAAGTGCAAAAACAAGGCGATGGGTGGGGTGGCGATTGAATCGTTTGACAAGTTTGTTGCTGAGTTGTGTAAATTGTGGAGAAGATATTTATTGCGAACAATTACAACGCCTTTATTCTCATGACTACGGACAAGTCACCTGCAAAAGTTGTGGTCTTGTTCAGGAATGGGAAATCAGAATTGAACAGAAGAAATGAATTGTCGTCATATTTACGAATATGTCGGAGGAGAAATCTGTCCTGATTGTGGGCGCGATACCCACGAGACGGACTTTGCAGAGCAGGCAAGGCTTCACCGGCAATGGATTGCAGACGGAAAGGCGGATTGGAATATCTGCTCACAGGGAGGAACGATTCGGGGATGGTGGTCAATTTAGATGAAAACTGACATTTTATTAACTGCACTTGAACTTGCCAACGAAGGAATCTCGGTCGTTCCAGTTGCCACCGATGGATCAAAGAGGCCAGGAGTTTCGACTTGGAAGGAATATCAAGAGAGACGAGCTACAAGTGATGAATTGATGGCTTGGTTCCAAGGCGCCGAAGGTGTAGGTGTCATCTGTGGAAAGGTATCGGGCAACTTAGAGATGCTAGAGCTCGAAGGTAGAGCAGTTGCAGACAAGATTCATCTAGACATGAAAGAGATGGCAAAACAGGCAGGTCTTGGCACAGTTTGGGAACGATTGAATAACGGTTATGTAGAAATGACGCCATCGGGAGGCTTGCATTGGCTTTATCGAATCAAAGGTGAAGTTCCAGGTAATACCAAACTTGCTAGAAGACCCGGTGAAAACGGTGGCATTGATGTTTTAGCCGAGACTCGCGGCGAGGGAGGCTTTGTCGTTGTCGCTCCGACAAATGGCACTTGCCATCCATCAGGCGGAGCATGGAAGATGCTTTCAGGTAGCCCTAAGTCAATCCCGACCTTGACGGTGCCTGAGCGCGACCAACTACATTCTTTATTTGCCACCTTTGATGCCATTCCAAAGCAAGAGAACATCCAAGAAGAGCTAAAACCTAAAGGCGAAGGGCTTACTCCGGGAGATGATTACAACGCAAAGGTCACTTGGGAGCAGATATTAGAACCGCTCGGCTGGAAGAAGGTCTATGTCAATCGCCAAGGAGTGACCGCTTGGAGAAGACCGGGCAAAACCGAAGGCATCAGCGCGACAACAAATCACGCCGGCACCGATAAATTCTATGTTTTCACATCATCAACAATCTTCGATCCTGAGCGCAGTTATACCAAGTTTGCCGTATTTGCCATTGTTGAACACAATTCAGACTTTACAAAGGCCGCAAGAGCCCTGCGTGAGCAAGGCTACGGCGACCAACGCAGCGAACTGAAGACCCTAGAGGTTCATTCACCTTCGCTCGTTCAACTTCATAACGAAGATGGCGAAATCATCGAATCGTCCTGGATACCTAAACAAATCCAAGAGCTCGAACTTGAACAAGAGCCTGCTCCTAGCCTTCTGCGCCGAGAGGACGGCAATCATCTGCTTTATGCAGGCAAGATAAATGCCATCTTCGGTGAGAGCGAATCAGGCAAGACTTGGATTGCTCTAGAGGCGGTAAGACAAGAGATTGAAAAGGGCAACATCGTCTTTTATATTGATTTTGAAGATAGCGCCAAAGGAATCCTCAATCGCCTCAAGACCTTGCGAGTGCCATCAGATAGGTTCAAACTCTTCCGTTATGCCAACCCTGATGAGCCTTTAGGAGAAGGAATCGGGGAGATTATGCGAACCGAGATAATGGCCTATCAGCCGAGCCTAATTGTTGTCGATGGCGTAAATGCCGCGATGAATCTACTTGGACTTGATCTAGAGAAAAATAAAGATGCCACGACCTTCTCGCAGAAGATTCTAAAACCCCTGCGTGTCGGCGGAGCTGCGATATTGACGATTGACCATGTGACTAAATCTAAAGACAACCGAGGCAATTACGCTATCGGAGCCCAATCTAAGAGAGCCGATATTGACGGTGCGGCTTTTGCCGTCTCTGTGTCATTGCCATTCGGCAGGGGCATTGACGGCGCCCTAGATATAACTTGCACAAAGGATCGACCAGGCTTTGTCCGAGCCATCTGCCCTGACGCCAAGACCGTCGGCGTCGCCAATGTCCGGTCGGTTGGCGAGAATCAGCTATCGGTCTCAATCTCAGGAGGAACGGTAAAAATCTCAACCAAGGAACAGAAGATGGAGGCGGTCTCAGGCTTGCTCAATCGAGTCGGTTATGAGCTAGGCAGGAATGAATTAGTAGAGCATTTGCGCTCTGAAAGGATTTCCATAGGCAACGATGAGATTAAGGGCATTCTAGATGCTCTAGTTTCAAGTGGGTTTATCAGTTACCGCAAGGATGGTCAGAAGTATCTCTACGGTCATCAGAGCGAATTTTTCGCCAATGATGTTAAGGCTTGGAGCCCTAATGTCTAAAAGGGTCGTGATGTTTTCAGGTGGGATTGCTTCCTGGGCAACTGCCAAGATGGTCGTTGAAAAGCATGGCACCGAAGGTCTTTATCTAGTTTTTGCCGATGTCAAAGGCAATGAGCAATCGCCTCATGTCGGCGAAGATGAGGACACCTATCGCTTCATTGATGCTGCTGTGGCGAATGTCGGTGGCACTTACATCTACCTTAATGAAGGCCGTGATATTTGGACTTTATTCAAAGATCAGAAATTTTTAGGCAATTCCAGGGTCGCAAATTGCTCAAAATTACTCAAACAGCGCCCTGCTCGCCGATGGCTAAATGAGAACTGTAATCCCGAAGAAACGACCGTCTATGTCGGCATTGATTGGAGCGAGATTCACCGCCTGCCTGCCATCGTTAAGAATTATCTGCCCTATAAGGTCGAATCACCTCTCTCGGAGCCTCCTTACAAAGACAAAGACCAACTCCTTGCTTGGGCCAAGCAGGAAGGCTTACCAATCCCTCGCCTTTATAGCCTTGGCTTTGCCCATAATAACTGCGGTGGCGGTTGCGTTCGAGCCGGTCAGGGTCAGTTCAAGAAACTCCTAGAAACTATGCCGGAACGCTTTGATGTATGGGCGCAAAAGGAGCAAGAAGTAATTGAAATCGTCGGCAAAGAAGTCTCGATTCTGACCGAAGTGGTCGATGGGGTCAAAAAATCTCTGCCTTTGATTGAATTAAAGAAAAGAGCGGAGAGTCAACCACAACTAATTGATGACTATGACATCGGTTCTTGCGGTTGCTTTTTTCAGGAAGATGAGAGAGATGTGTAACTGTTCCGCCGTTCCGGAACTGTTCCGGTCAAATTCCCGGAGCGGTGCGACACGACCGACCAAACCGTTCCGGTGTTCCCCCTCTTTAGAGGGGAACACGGAACGGTGGAACGGTCAGGTTTTTGGAACGGTTAATCACTATGAATGAACATTTCAAACCTATAAATTGTCAGCGCTGCGGAACGGTTGTATGGGAGGGAATCTCCTGGGCCGGCTTTGCCAAGAAGCTAGACAAAAAGAAACTGACTATCGAAGAAGAAATCGTCAAGAGATTATCGGGGCTTATGACCTATGAGATATACCGAACCTCGGTCTCCTTTGAGGCGGTAGAGCGAAGCCTTATCAGGATCGAGGGAAGTCAGCGCGAGAAGATAGTCCTCGCCGACCACACCTGCTCGAATTTCACTCTTTTTGATACAGA